TAATACTGTCGATTACACTATTTAATGTTTCGGCCCTTTCGGGTATTGTCGCCATGCCAGCTATTATCATTTCTTTACCGTCAAAATAGCGTTATAAACAACAGTGTTTTCAGGCCCACGGACAATCCGTAAATTCCTGCATGCCTCATCACTTAATACGCTCACGGTGATAAGATATCCTCTATCATTGGCATAATCCATCACAGCTTCCAGGACAATCTTTTCATTTTCTTTAAAACAGCTAAAAGGCATGGCAAATGCTCTGCTTTTATCAGTCCAGTTCTGGGCTATGTGCTGGTCAAAACCACGGAACATTGGCGCTTCATCAACCTTTGTGTTCTCACTCCATCCGCTCATTTTATCTCCAGTTGATATTCGGTTTCAGCAATTCTTTTCTGATGTCTTTTTTATTGGCAAGCACAAATTCGAAGATTTCATCAAGAACAAATTCATCCAATAAGTGAGGCTTCAGACCCAGATTGATCAAGGAAGTGTTTTTTACATCAAGGTCGGATATTTCCGATTCAATTCTTGGATTTTCGAGATGTTCTATTTCAACGCCATATCTGAAAGATACCATCTCAGCCAGTTCATTTATCTGGAATGTCTGGGTAAATTGGTTAAACACTCTCATTTTCCCAAATTCAGCCGGATTAAGACAGGCCAGTTCAACGCATTGAAGAGTGTCTTTGATATTCAGAAAAGCTCTGCGCTGATTTCCGGATCCGTAAACAGTGATTGGCTCTCTCAAAACAGCCTGAACAATAAACCTGTTAAGGGCTGTACCCCAAACAGAATCATATTGGAACTTGGCATTCCCACCGTAAACGATCCCCTGGTTGAGATCTGTTGCTCTCAATCCCCATGTTTTACAGGCGAATATGATATTGTTTGAGTCATGGACTTTTGAGAGATGGTAGAATGAGCTTGGAGACTTCGGGAAAGGAAGACCTTTCATAGGGCCGTCTTCAATATATCCTTCAGGTATATCACAACCAGGGCTACCATATTCTCCCATCGATGCGAGCTTGATCAAATGAGTATCCGGGCAGAACTTCTTAATTGCAAATAAGAGATTGAGCGTTCCAGAGATATTGTTTTCTTGCGTTTTCCTGGCGTTAAAAACGTTTTCCATGGAAAAAGGGGCTGATGGTATCTCTGCGTAATGAATAATCGCTTCAGGTTGTGTCTGGCTTATAAAACCGCAAAGATCATCATAATCCAAAGTGGACATCCATCTGAAATTTGCATCTGAACCAGGCATTATGTTTTGGGCAAGTGGCATCTCCCCGATTTCTCGCTTGATGAACGAGTCAATTCCGTAGACTTCATGGCCTTTATCTCTCATGTAATTCTGTGTGTGGTACCCAAGATAACCGTCTACCCCAAGAATTAAAATTCTCATTATTCCTCCGCTATTTGATTAGAGAGTTGTTGTTGGGCATTCCAGATCTGTGTTGAAAGCTGTTCGCTGTACCTGGACATCTGGATAAAAATAAAGGCAAACAGAATGGTCTGGATTATGACGTAGGCCCAAATTCCTATTATAACTTTAGTCCAAGAGTTCATTCTTCCTCCCAGGATATGATATTTTCAATCAGGTATTTAGAGATTTCTTTTTCTCTTACATCGCCTTGTAAATTAGGATCTACCGGGACAGACACTCTGATAAGTTTCTGCCCGCTTATCTTGGAATAGATGGAGACAACAGGCAATGCTTTAATTCTCGATTTTCTTTTTGAGTTCATAGTCAAATTTGAAGAGCAATATACTTACTTCTGATTTGGCCAAACCATTTCATCTCTACTTAGCTTAGAGGTTTTCTAAATGCTTCCTAACGTAATCGATAATATCTTTGTCGTCAGTCTTTCCGGTGGCGTATTCATAGAGTAATGTTTCCATCTCGTAGACTCTTTTTCTAAGTTCCAGGATTTCTAGGCATGACATATTAGCAGCCTCGTGCAGTCGCATCATCTCGCTATTTATGTCTGGCATCTCTCTCCTGTATTTATCTGGCATATTTTCCTTTGTTTGATGGAGCGGCCAGTTTAATTTCTAAGATCTGACCTAATATGAAGATTCCCTCTGTGAATATCTTCATGGTGGATACGGCACAGCCATAAAATTTTATAAGGGTCATTGTAATCTTCATGGTGAGCATGTACTTTTATTTCACTGCATATTATGCATGGCTTCTTTTTTATTTTTCCTGATCTTACTAATTGGGATGTCTTTCTTCTGCATTTTGTTTTTTGAGGTGATTTTTTATCAAGGAGTATTCTGTATTCAGATTTGTTTATAGAAATACCGCCTTTCCAATTATTGTTGTTTTTACCAGACTGGTTATTATAATCCCTTAACATATTAGAATGAATTATTCTTTTCCTGTATTCTTCATCGGACAGTTTCAACCCCATCCTAATACATTTAATTCTTACAGCTCTATAACTTCTGCCTATGTTTTCGGCAAGCACTGAAAGAAACATTTTATCATAGTTTGCTTTTAGATATGTTTCTTCTTCCTCAGTCCACCTTCTTTTCATCGCCACCGCTCCGTTTGTTATGTTAGTGACTGTAATTATTTACTGTTTATAATAATAAAGTGTTTCAGCCTTACCAGTGAAAACATTCCATGCCTCACGCAAACGGAATCTGATTGTTGTGTACTTTTTCTTAAAATTTTCCGGTCTCGCTACGACCCATTTCCCATCAATGCATGCTTGCGAAATTTCCTTGTCTTTTAATAATTCGTCAATTTTGTGCATCTTAGATCCTCCAATGGTTGTGTTAGTGATTTAAATCATTACCGTTTTCATCGGTTGTCATCCACATTACGACACAATCAACATCATGCACATATGCACGACCAGAGCATTTACAGTTTTTGCATCGAAACTTATCACCATCGTTTACCCATCCCTCTTCTGTTTCTGGATCTGTGTAAACTTCCAAATCACCACAACATAGCTGACAGGTGTCAGGATAGTATTTCCAAACTTTTTCAGACATCTTAGATCCTCCAATGGTTGTGTTGGGCGGAGCGGTCAGGATTGATTCATCGTCTTTCTGCCTAGGCAACTTGCGTTCAATCCACATCCTGCATATAAACACCGGAATTGAACCGGCTTCACTTATCATCCTAGCATGATATTACAGAACATCTTTAACGATCTATTCCCCGATACTAGGTCCGAACCTGCGATCAAGATGTGCTTTCCTGTCTGCTTGTTTATATTTTTACCGCTCCATTTGTTGTCAGTTAATGTTTTTCCAGTTCTCCCAGGCTTCACGTTGGTAAGCCCATGACAGAGTACCATAACCACAATGGGGGCATTCAACTGTAAACGGCCCAGTATTATCCTCCGGATAAATCTTTGGTAATTCTCCGCATCCAGAACATTTTATTTCCTTGGCATATTCTATCAAACTATGATCAACTGGAACAATTTTCCCAGGCATAGATCCTCCAATGGTTGTGTGCTTAATCTTGATGGTTGATAATTCCAAAAAATATGGCAAGAGAACAACAAAAAGCGACCTTAACCCACGAAGCGTGATATTCAATGTTATAACCAATAATAAACACTAAATTCCCAGCAGTAATCATCCCTGCTAAAAATATCCCAACTTCTAACAATATAATTTTTAATTTCTTCATTTTATGCCTAGTGGTTGTTGGTTATAAGTTGAATTATAACCACAGTTATGCTTAAGGTTTATAAAAAACAATCCAATGCGTCTTAAGATTATTCGTTGTAGTATGTCCAAAAAGAGGCGGAGCAGGGAAAAGCGACCGCAATTGGACAAGTTTAATTTGAGTCTCATTCCATTTGAAAATCAAAGTCCCGTTTATCTTAAGCACCCTCCAGCACTCACTAAATCCGCTTCTTAAATCATCCTTCCAGTCTCTTCCCAATACTCCAAACTTTTTTGCCATCCAAGATGTTTTGCCAACGTTCTTCAAATGAGGAGGGTCGAATACTATTAAGTGAAATTGTTCATTGTCATATGGCAACTTTGTAAAATCAATCAGAACGTCTGGATTTATATTCAGACTGCGGCCATCACAAAGGATATGCCTTTCATCCCTTATATCCCCATAAACAGTTTCTTTGTTTTCTTTATCGAACCACATCATTTTACTGCCGCAGCAGGGATCTAATATTTTCATAGTTGTGTGTATAGTTTATACTACAGTTATTCTTCTTTTAGCTTAAAAATCACGGATTTGATAAACCACGGGATTTGCATAGCAATAAGTAGAAATGCCCAATTTCCGACTTTTTCAGTCGTAAGTAAAAATCCGCAAAATGGCATAACTACTGTAAAAACGAAAAGAATATAAAGTTGTTTAAAATTCATGAACCCTCCATTTGTGTATAGTTTATAACTACAGTTATTGGTCAAGCCGTCTATTTAACACACGTAAAGTGTTAAAGATATATTCAACGCCCCCAATTTCTATAATTCCTCTTTCAATTATCCTAACATCACTGCATTCAGTAGTAAGGTTTTTTAAATGAGCGGCACTAGATTGCAAATATGGTTTTTTATAACATTCCTTATAAATTAACTTTTCCCTAGCCATCTGATCCTCCAATTGTGTATAGTTTATTCTTTTGTATGTTCCAAATCCCTGAAGGCACGTAACATCTCTACCACATCATCGGAAACCAACGCTTTTTCACCTCTGCTAATAGTCATCTTAATCATTGACGCACCAAAGGCACCCTCCGGGATCTCTTCGTAATATCCAAGAATCATTTTGTTTCGCTTGATTTCTCGCTGTAATCCCTCAATCAAGTTTTCTTCCATCTCATTCTCCATGTTTACGGTTCTTGTTATCCAATATCTTATTAGTTTCCATTCAACTCAGCATAAGCACTTACGAATGACAGATACTTTTCTTCATACTCCTCAAAGCTTCTGACAATCCAGTATTTTCCGTATGATTTATTCAGCCGTTTTTCATATTCTTTCTGGCTGTCTCTCTGGTCATCGGGAGGAATCTTGACCTCTATTGCGATGAATCTACCAAAGAGGCACATGTGGATGTCAGACCTGCCAACATCCCACCATCCAACTGTTTTTTTGCTGCGCTCCAGCTTTGTGTTGATAGCTATGCTGAAGGGATTTTTATTGGCATGCTCAAGGATGAGGTTTACTAGAGTGTCGTGTTCTGATGCCATTAGAGCTTCATCTCCGTGTTGTGTTCTTTTAGAATCTTGCCGAAGTCCTTAATTTTGATAATAGGCCTGTGGTCTTCGATGTTTTCATTCCGCCAGCTAGCCTCTACCTTTTTCTTGGTGCCATCGAGAAAGTCTGAGATGGTGTACCCATCAAAGGTTTCTGTGTTTTTCTCATGGACGTAAGCAAGATTAACATCATCATAGCTATACATCGGCTTTCCAGCTTCGTTACAGGCAACAAAGAATATCTTCTTCAATTTACTTCCTTTTTCTACGAATAACCATTTCATTTTTCCTATTCCTCCATTCATTCGGGCCGATACCCGTATATTTTCTGATTAATAATAGTCTCAGCGCTTTTTTGTACCTATGCCTGACTATTTTTATCCTGGGAATTATCTTCAAAATCCAGACTATATGAGCTTTTATCAATCCTATTCTCATTTACCGCTTATTGATAAGTTGTTAAACTTCGTGTACTTCCCATCAAAAACAAGATTAATCATACCAGTCGGGCCTTCTCGATGTTTACCAATCTCAACGTCAACAATTCCTGTGGGCTGGTATTCGTCATCTCCCTTGTGGTAATAATCTTCCCGGTAAAGGAATAGTATTATGTCGGCGTCTTGCTCGATCGATCCAGATTCCCTCAAGTCAGAAAGCTGCGGATGCTTGTCGTTCCTTGACTCCAGCGATCTATTCAATTGAGAGAGAGCGATTACCGGGATATTCAAATCAGTTGCCAGCCCTTTAAGTCTCCTGGATATTCCAGCTATCTCCTGTTCTCTGTTCCTGGCCTGCTCGTAGTCCATCAACTGCATGTAATCGAATATACTCAGGCAGACTCTCTGTTTTCTGTTCTGCGCTTTCACTTGGTTACAAGCTTGAATGACTGACGAAGTTTTATCGTTTATCAGGATATTCGATTCTTTCAAGATATCAGTTGCTCTCCCCAATTTATCCCATAACATTTCGGAATTGTCCGTCCCGGGTAGACCCGTTTTAAGGAAATGAGTATTGATTGACCCAAGGGAAGCAAGAATTCTCCTCGAAACTTTTTTAAAAGCCATTTCCCGGGAATGGATCGTGACTACTTCTTTTGATATTGTTGAGGCAATATAAGCAGCAATGTTAAGGGCTAATGCAGTTTTCCCCATTGATGGCCTGGCAGCAATTACGATGAGATCACCCGGGAGAAGACCGGACATGAATCTGTCAAGGTCTCTAAATCCGGTAGGAAGCCCGACGTTTTGAATATTGTTTGTCGTTAAGTATTCAAGTTCAGCGATATTTTCTTTGACTGCGTCTATGATGTGAACGAATTGCTTTTCAGATCTCGATTGAGCAAGTTCTGAAATTCTACTCTCTACCCGGGAAAGAAGTTTTTGTAGATTTTCCTTCGGATCTCTTGCTCTTGTCCCGGTATCTGAACAAATGCTAATCAATGATCTAAGGATGGCCTTCTCTTCAATGACTTTGGCGTAATAGATAAAATTACCGGATGATGGGACAGCTGCAATCAAATCACTGAGGTAAAGATACCCTCCTATCTCCTCAAGCTTCTCTTTCTGTTTTAATTTGTCTCCGATCGATATTTCATCCAGGGGTTGTTTGTCTTCCCATAAATAAAGCATCGATCCGTAAATTTGTCTGTGGCTTTCCGCGAAGAAATGGTCAGGATTCAAGATGCTGGCTATCTCGTCCATTAGTTTGTTATTAATGATAATAGCTCCCAGCAAGGCTTGTTCTGCTTCGAAATCGTGAGGTATTGTAAGTTCCATAATCAGCCAAGGTATTGTTTACTTTCTTCGATTAAGTTTCTTGCCCGGGATGATCCGGTTTGTTTCTGCTTTTGAACCGTTTCAATACTCAATAAGATTTTAGGTAGGTGATCCCTTAGTTTTTTTGGACTTCTAAGGTTCGGTATCCAGGAAAATTTATCGGTGGCGTTGTTTTGGTCATGCGCATAATCGATTACCTTCCTGATTTCTTCTTTTGTCCTTTTGTCGATAGTAAGTATCTTTCGTATGTCATCACACCAAGATTGCCAATTTGGTGTTTTTGTTTTTGGATCTGATTTAAGCAGGACTTGGTAAAAGTATTTTGCTATTTTCATTTCAAGGCAATCTTCGACGTATTTGTTATTAGTTTTTGGTTTAGGTTTAATAGGATATATAGTACTGTCCTCCGATCTGTCCCTGATCTGTCCCTTATCTGTCCCTGATCTGTCCTTTGACGCCTGTAAGTCCTTGTCCCATATGAATCGTATCTGTCCATTATCTGTCCCTGATCTGTCCCTTATCTGTCCCTGTATCTGTCCCTTCTGGTTTTGAATTTTATCGGTTGATTCTTCTCTTTTTATCTCTGCCCCGACATCATTTAAGAACTTTCTCACCTTGTTCCTGTTCCAACGCCAGAGCTTAGAATAACCGGCAATACTCGCTTGTTTTTTGTTATCGTAATCGCAACTCAAGGACAGCATCGCTTCTGGGATTGAATAAGGTCTATCCTCTGGAAGAAACTTTACCAGTCTCTTGTCCAGTGGAACCCAATTCCCTTCCTTCATTGATATCCTTTGATCGCGGTTTGTTCCAGTATGGTGTCCGGCATTTTGGGCATGTCAAAGGCAGTTCCGGTTTTCTTGGGAACCATTCATGTTCACATCTTTTGCATTTTAATTTGTTCATGTCTAATGAGTATCCCATATGATTATCATAGTCAAGGTTAAAACGGATTATTTTTAAATCCTCAGCAACGCCTCTACATCTCCCCTCTGCATTGCTTCTATTTGCTCCTTTGTACACCCTGAATAAAGACCAGAGATAGGAGATTTCCCGGCAAGATCTTTCTCGATTTCTTCTTCTTTGTCACCAACAGGGACATACCTGGAATAGCTAAACAACCGTCTGTCATTGTACTTTTTAACAAAAATTGAATGGTGTTCAGGGCATCTGGCAACACCTCTTCTGAACTCAAACCATTGCCCACATTCAACGCATTTAACATGTTCTATGCCGTTGATCGTCTTACGCTTCTTTTTCATATCTAAGCTCAGTTAAAACCCCCGCAAGGCGAATCGCAAAGTTAAAACCTCACGGGGGTTCCCTGGGGGACAGGGAATCGGTTAATTATTACTCTGTGAAGCGAGTTTATTGTAGTACTGATTAAGCTTGTAGATCGTTCCTGAACGCATTCTGGCGATTCCGTCATTCTCTGCCCGGAAGATAGTTGTTATGGAAAGACCGGATTCGTTGCAGACATCCTGCATTGTCTTACCGAATCTATCCCGCAAATTGATGAAATCTTCCCTGGTTGATTGTCGTGTGATTAATGGTTCCATAATACCCTTAGAAATAGTTAACAGATTGAGACTAAAAAATAAAACGGCCAGGGTAAAATGTCAAAGGTTATTGCAGGTTTCTTTCCTCGATTATTTCTTCTAATCGCTGCTTTAATGTGCCAAAGTCTTCTCTGGTGCATCCGGACAACCCGAAAGTATCCAGGGAATAGGAATAGACAAAGAATGCAGATACTAGAGAGAAGACTGTCAGGAGGAAGAATCCGATCCATTTAAGTATTTGTTTCATGTCCCAACCCATTTATCGGAAAATCTAAATCATAAAGCCATTCGTCAACTTCTCTTGTTGACTGCTTGACTTCTCGGTATTCAACCTTGTCGATCCTGGTGATCTTTCCACCAGAGTTCAGGAAAGAATCAACTTGCTTCTTCACAAAATCAAGGTCTGGATTAAACCCCCTGTTTTTGAAAGATTCGTGTTTACAGATCGCTGTTTTGCGAAATGGATGTTTCATTGATGGTTTCATAGTCCCCCTCATAGTAAATGGCTTTTAATAATCAAAATTGCCCAGGCAAGGGCGTGACGTTCCAGTTCAATATCTGAAGCGTCTTTTGGAAGTGGGTTTGATAATTCTCTGTCTGCCTCATCGGACAGCCAGGCGGTTAACATATCGTTGATCCGTCCCCCGGTTATTCCGCCACCGTCCAAGTTCTTGATTATTCTACTTTCAGCATGGCGCCAGCATTCCGTTCCTGTTTCATATCCCAATAGCCGGCAATATTTTTCTTCTGGTGGATCCAGTTTCCGGCCGATCTCTTTTTGAGTATTCCTGGCCTTCTTCTTTTCTCCAGGTTTTGGATGAGCGATAAAACATTCTGAAGGTTCATTGCTGCGCTTTTTCATCCGAATTGCCCTATGATTTCGATTACTCTGTTCTCAAGTTCTTCGGCTGTTGAACCAGTGAGCACAAACTTGATGATGACATTCACAGCATCAGAGTAGAATCGTTCAAATTCAGCTTGATCCATCTTATCCATAGCCACTGATCCGACTTCCTTTAACATCTCTCCAGTCATCACGTTTTGTTTGATTGTGACGATATCCAGCGCCCATTTGATATCATGGTGGAGGTCTTCTTTTGTCCGGTACTTATCGGAATTGTCAACCGCCACCTGGAGCATTACCCAGTATTTCTGCAGCATCCTCTGATTTCGCTGATCTTTGTAATGCTTGATATCGAAATGGTAAAAGTCTCCGAGCTTTCCCTTTTTGAAATAACGCTCTGTTTTTTCGTCTGCAGGGATCCACCCGGAAAGAGTTTTTTTAACCTTGGATTCCATCAGTATTTAATCGATATGTGCCTGATTTTTCCACTGATGATAGCAACAAGGATGTTCTTTGCAACCAATTCCTGTTCCGGACTGTTCACCAGTTTTTCGATAATGCCCTGGATGTCAGAAAGGGATTCATTATTAATGGTTTTCCTGTGTTCGACATCGGCGGCTTTCCTTTCTTCTTCTTTCCTGAAGGCCTCGGCTCTTTCTTTTTCAGCGCGTTCCGCTTCCAGTCTTTCAGCTTCTTTTCTGTCCGCTTCTTCTTTGGCTTTGCGCTCAGCTTCCAAAACAGCTTCGCGTTTTTCCTTTTCGGCGCGTTCCAGAGCTTCTCTCTTTTCGCGTTCAGCACGTTCAGCGGCTTCCTTTTTCTCTCTTTCGGCTCTTTCTATCGCTTCTTTTCTTTCTCTCTCAGCGTTAGCAGCAGCCTCTTTCCTGATCTGTTCTTCCCGTTCCTTACGTTCAACTTCAAGGCGCTTGGCTTCAAGCTCTTTTTCTTTTCGCTCTACTTCCAGCTGGCGATCAAACAGATCATTCTCGTGCAGTGCTTCTTCGTGAGCTTGCTCTATCTCAATCTTCAGAGCTTCCTCTTCCAGACGTTTTTGTTCTTCTTCTTCCCAGTCTGTTAAAGGCTTTCTGGCCTCTACTTTCAGAGAATCCATTCCATCACGGAAAAACTTTCTGACAGCATCGACCTTTTTAGCCTTCTCCTTCCAGTCCGAAACAAGGTCTTTCCCGAATCCATCAAAATAATTTTTTGCTTTCGGGATTTGTGCGGCAGTGGTTCTGTAAAGATCCCTGGTATTCTTGTCTGACATGTCGGGGTCTTCCGGGAGTTGATCAAAAACTTTTTGCCTGATATCGTTCAGGAGTTGTTCGACATCTCCCTCTGTGTATACTTGAAGCATGGATTTGTTATCCAGTGTAATCAGTTCGTTCATTGGTATCCTATAGGAAATAATTACTGGTTTCGATAGTCTTCTTGGTTTCGGCTATCAGGACTTGGAATTCCCGGACTCGTTTGTCGATCATTTCAAATTCATCAGCGAAATCATCCGGGAACATTCTGCAAACAAAAAGCTGGTTTCCTTCTGGGAAATCTTCACAGTATGAAATGAAGTCAATCCAATCAAGACCAGCAAATTTCATCCCGCCGATACATTGCCACTTTTTAGTTGGGTCAACTGCCTGGCGTCTGATGTTGTCATAATGGATGGAAGAGATAACGGACTTAATTTCGATGGCTCCCTTTTCAGAAGGGATCAACCCATCAGGAGAATACCCGATAGAATCAGAGCAGTAAAAACCACCAGGCTCAACAGTGACGAATTTTTCTGATTCATATAACACCTTGGCTTTAGGCTCTTGTTCGTGTCCTCTATCCATATGAGGATTAGAAAAAGAACTTGGGACTGGTTTGCCAGTTATTTGTTCAATGGCTATGTTGACGGCGTATTGCTTGGCAGGGGGGCCAAAAACCTTACCATAATTAGCCATGATTTTATGAAGCTCTGACATGGTAATCTTGCCAGCGCGGAGCTGAAACCATTCAGGCTGATTCTGTTCAACGGTGTGGTGTTCAAACATTTTTCCTTTCCTCCGATTTTTCTAAATTTAATTCATCGATGATTTGTTTCTGGTGCGCTTCTGAGATGACGGCATGCTCTAGAACCTTTTTGAAATTACCGTCTCTCTTGTAAGCCGCTTTAGCATGGTTCCAGCCGACTTTTGTCTTTGGGGTGATCGTTTTCTTTTCTGATTTCTTTTCAGGTTGTTTCGCTTCAGATCCTCTCCCATCGTCATCAATTCCCTTTGGTGCCAAACCGGTGATGGCGAATAGGGTATACCGTTCGAGGTAAGAATTTGTGGAAGAAATGGCCTGGATGGTATTTTTCCCGCCTGAATTATCCGGGGGAGCGGTCAAGGAAGTGCTTTCAGAATGACCGAGTTTATGGGTTAATGTGCAGGTGATTGTGATACCATTGGTATCCTGTTTTTGCCTCCAGGTGGCGTTTAAATCATGTTTGGCAAGTGCTTCAGCAATAGCAATCGAGGCTTCACCAAGATCGGCGTGACTGTATTCCGTCTGCCCGGAACTCGTTTTATAACTGACCTTTTTACTCTTCAAGACCTCTGGCGGATTCTTTTTGAATTCAGCCATGGCGGCATGATAAGCTTTTCTGGCTTCATTCGCTTCATGACGTTCCTGCAATGCCATCAGTTTTTCCAGCCCTTCAAGATTACCACCGAATTTAAGAATATTGGCGGCAATCTCGGCAGGACTTGACCCGCTGATACTTTTTTGCGGGATTTCAGCAAGATCTTTATTTTCTTTATCCATGTCCCCTCTTATCTGAATGATTTAGGTCTATCCGGAAACCGGACTTCCCAAGATTGTTTATAAGATTCGATCATTTGCTTGGCTTCAGATTCATCGCAGGAGAGATATTGCATCAACCCCTCAACGTCTTCAGCTTCGCAAAAATCGGCTATGGTAAGTCTTATTTCTTGTTCTGGCATCACCTTCTCCTGAATCCGCATTTAGGCACAAAATACCCCATCAGGCCGGTTTCCAAATCGACTTTCCGGTGGATGCTGTAAATATCACATGTTCTTTCGATTTCTGACTCTTCAAGCAACCGATCCAGGTCAAGTTTATTGCCAAGATGGGCAGCTACTAGGCTAACTGTCAGATCTGCTTGGTTTGGGAACCCGGATAAAGCTTTGCGGATCTTTTCGTTGTCATCTTCGGTCAGGCTGTCGTAGTTTATGATTGAGTTCATCGGTTCCTTTTCTGCCTGTGCTTCAGTTTTTTTGGTCTGCTTGTCCTCTTTCTTTGACTTTTACCCTTGAAAACCTTCGGCTGGTATGGGTTTGTAAAACCACTTGATGTTTTTTTATATTCTACATTTCCTAAAAACAAATCTGCCAAAGCTTGCATAATCATTTGTCTTTGCATTTGTTACTCCTGTTTGGTTTTATTTTTCTATGCCGCCAATCCAATGGCCCGACCGGACGCCATCACGCTTCACATAATAAAATTTATCACCAGTGCGACAAGCAACTTCTCCAATTGCTATGCGGCACTTGGCTAAAATTTTATCGCTATTTCTTGGAAAAATTTCTTCACAATTTTTGCGCTTGTTGAAGCAGATAATATCGTTCATCCTGTCCCCTTTTTAGGTTAATGGGGAGTCTTTCACTCCCCTTTATCATATTGACCTCCATAAAATCCGTTAATTGGATTCATTTAATCAACTGATGGGTACAAGATCTCAAACCGGAAAACAAATGTCAAGCACAAAAAGTAAAAAAGATAAGAAAAAAATAAGAATGGAGTGATAACGCTGAGTAATAACTTTATAAAAACCAAAAAATTACTAGCATTGTCAATAAAAATAAGTTAAGTTCAACAAAAAGAGGATCAATGAGCGGAAAAATATATTGCCATTGCAAAAAGCCTAATCCAGAACATGCCAGGGGGGAATGTGTCTGCAAGAAATGCCTCAAGCCCATCTATTTATCCTACCAGCAATACCCAAATCCAGGAATTATTTTAAAGGCTTTATCATGACAGATGATCTTGAAATAGCCTATATGGTACGGGATAAGGTAAGCGATTACTGCATACAATCAGTATTGTTTGCCAAAGGTGAGCAATTTTTCACGATCGAAAGACCCTGGCTTGATAACAAGAAAAACATAAGCTGCATTCCAGCAGGAAATTACAAAACAACCTTCCTCCCGAAATCCGCTAGCGGTAAATACAGAAACGTCTACCACCTACAAGATGTCTTCAAAAGATTAGGGATACTGACCCACAACGGGAACCTCGTTCATCATTCAAAAGGATGTATTATTATCGGAAAACGACGTGGAAAATTGGCAGGGAAACCAGCGGTATTGAACAGCAGAACTGGTCTTCATGAGTTCGTTGAATTAATGGAACATGAACCATTTGAATTAAGGATTATGGGGGAACAGATTATCTGGAGGGATGCCGCATGATCCCATTGATACTCAGCGTTTTAACATCATCCGGATTCGGTGCAATTACAGGACTGGTTGGGTCATTTCTGACGAAAAACGAAGAGCGGAAATCAGATAAGCAAAAGCTCGATCACGATCTGGAAATGGCAAAGATCAGGAAGGAAGAGGCTCAACTTGAGTTCAACCATGAGCTTGCCATGGCAGACAAGCAGATAGAACGAGCGCAAACAGAAGGACAGATCCAAACAGATATCGCTGAAGTCTCAGCCTTCGCTAAATCATTGGATGAACAAAAAAAGACCTATGGTATAAAATGGGTAGATGCCATTAGAGGCATTATGCGCCCATTAATTACGTTTTATCTTCTTGGTATAGCGACATTTGTTGTCGTTGAAATTTGGGGGTTATCAGGTGGGTTAAACCAGATTCCAGGGGAAGAGATATCATCAATGTTTAAAGATGTGATTAGTAATATCATGTTTTTAGTCACAACTGCCGTGACTTGGTGGTTCGGTTCCAGACCCTCACAACCCAAAAGGAAATGACGCAAAAACTATATCAGGAAGTGAAAGACGAGTTAATCAAAGACAAAGAATTTAGGGAGTTAGTAAAAAACTCTATCAAGGAAGGACTGAATGAATGCTCTGTCTGTCCTGTTCCGAAAGACATTAGAGAATCAATGAATCATTGGTCTGAGTCAGTTAAGACCATTGGGGATGGTAATTTTGATAAAGGAGTCGAACGAATCCGCAAGAATCATGATTTCACGGCCATGATGCGGGAAGCCCAATTGAAGATAGGGGGGTGGGTTTTAAAAATTCTGGTCTTTACTCTTTTTGGTGGCCTGGTTGGTCTGGTTGTCTACGCTGTGACAGGTCATAAAATACCGATTAAATGAGGTGAAAATGCCTTACATGGTTGAAAACAGAGGCGGGAAAAAGCCTTGGAAAATTATCAAAAAAGAAACAGGTGAAGTCGTGGGTAGCTCCATGACAGAAGAGGAAGCCATGGCATCTGTAAGGGCCAGGTATGCTGCCGACACTTCGATGAGAAAGAAAAAGGATGCTCGTTAAACTATTTGGCGAAATAACCCCTTTCCTGACCAGGACAACCGCCATCATGACAACCGTGATCATCCTGGTTGTCTTGTTGGTGTTCATGGTGACAACAGAAAGGGAGATCACCAGGGCGACAGTCGAAAAGACAATTACCCTGGTGAAACAGATCGTCAAATGGTTGATCATGCTGGAAGTATTTCTGGGAATTCTGGAAATAGCAAGGCAGATAGTCGATAAGGCATTATGACCGATGAAAAACCAGACATCATCATGACAGAGGGGGTAGCTGATTATATCAGGGAAACCAAAAACTGCCCGGTCTGTGAATCAGAAATGAAACTGGAAGTCGATACCGAAAAGACGATTGGTTATCGATGCACCTGCGGAAGGATCTATTTATTGGAAAAACAATGACGATCAGAAACAGAACAAACCGGGGCGTTGTGGTGATGGAGGAAAACGTCGGATCAGACCAAGTTTGGCCAGGGGGAATTGGTAGCTATCATGTATTCGGCACATTTGCCGGGAGTGATTCGGTTAAACTGAAATTCTCAGGGGATGGTGGATCAAACTGGGTAGACATTCCGGACGCATCCTGGACAGAAAACGCGACAGGAGAGTTTAGTGCAGGTAAGGGAATGGTCAGAGCAGTCCCAAGTATTGCCGGTGCTTCTTCCATTAATGTTATTTTATCCCCACCATAAGAGGCAGCATGGCAAGAGTAGACGTAGCAATTGGGAAACTGCTGGACTATGTGAAAGTCCCTTATGTCTTCGGGAAGAACACGATAATGGCTCACCTGAATTCAGCCTATTATCATGTTCACGGTCAGTCATTCGTCTACCCGAATCATGCAGACGCAGTAGAACTAACAGCAGCAGCCGGTGCTTGGGCAATAACTGGAGACATCATCGAAATCATTCCAGCAAATACTCTAAGCCTGTCTGCTTTTGACCTTCATTGGGCTTATGTAACAGCAATCAGCGCCAATTCCGAAATACAAATTGATGTATTTATGGGAGCTGAAGGGGAAGAAGAACAGATAGATTTTGTCTGTGCAGAAAGAACGACTGTAACTGAGCCAGGTTCCCCACAGCCGATGCAAGTTGGGAAGCTGCCAAAGAATACACGGATATCAGCCAGGCTATCTTCGGGAGTAGTAGGGGCGACAACCTGTAACTTCAAAGTAAAAGGCCATTACTACGCTTAACATGGGGAAAATAAGAAAGCATCCGGAAAGCTTCGTTGGAAATGGTGTAGAAATAGGGGAATGCACCTACATAACCAAGGGATGCGAAATAGGCCACGGAGCAATTATCGGTAGATGGTGTGCAATAGCCATGGGTTTATTGGTGATAACCGGAAATCACAGAACAGACACATTAATCATGTCAGTAGGCATGGCAAGAAGAATCGGGGGAGAGGAAGTCGGTGGCGCAAGAAAGAAGATGGTTAAGATTGGTGATGGCTGCTGGACAGGTCGAAACGCAACAATTGTTCCAAATGTCCACATAGGAGAAGGGGCCGTAATTGGTGCCGGATCAGTAGTCACAAAAGACGTTCCGCCTTATGCCATCGTTGCTGGTAATCCAGCCAGGTTAATAAGATACCGGATCCCTGAGCAATTAATACCAAGAGTACTGGACTTACACCTGTATGATCGACCGCTGGAAGAGATGAAGCTGATCGCAAGAGAACTGACTACGGAATTGACGGAAGAGTCGCTATTGAGAATCGAGGAAGAATTCGGGAAAGACAATAAAAACAATATACAAGAGAATTGCCCGATTTTGGGAAAGTGTAACTAAGTTATTGAATTAATAAATTAATCCAAAAATGCCAGCTCTGGAAAATAAAAAAAGGGAAAGATTCTGTCAGGAATATGTAATTGATCACAATGGCAGACAAGCAGCAATACGGGCTGGATATAGCGAAAAAACCGCTAATGAGCAGGCAGCACAGCTCTTAGCGATACTTAATATTAAGGCTAGAGTAGAAGAATTAGATTTAATTAAATGCGAAGAACTTGAAATTACTCATGCTAGAATACTGAGAGAAATAGCTTTGGTAGCATTCGCTAGGTCATCAGACTTAATGGAGTATGTTGAGCAAATAATTTTGGAAGATGATGAATCCGATGGTGAACCGAAACAAAAGAAAGTCACGAAAACATATTTAAAACCATACGGTGAACTAAACAAAGATCTTCTTGCTGCTATTTCTGCGATTAAAGATGGGCCAAATGGGGTAGAAATAAAACTACATGACAAACTAAAGGCATTGGAACATTTAGCGAAAATACGAGGTCTTTTAAAAGATAAGCCAGCGGTCGAATTAAATGTTTCTTTGGATGAGATGCCACCAGGAATGGCTGAGAAAATAAATGGAATTAAAGACAATAAAGGAAGCTGATGAATATTATGCTGACATCACGACGGATGCAGAAAAAAAAGATTGCGTTCGTGCGGTATATCGCAAGCTTGCCAAGACAGACCTTTATTTCTTGCTGCTCAACATTCTTAATCGGAAAGACATTCGCCATCAATGGCTTTTTGAAAGATGCCAGGAAGTCCAGGCTAATCCTAATGGATACTTAGACCTATGGGCAAGGGAACACAGGAAATCAACGATTATTACTTATGCCTTAACGATACAGGATATCATTTGCGATCCGGAAATCACAATTGCTATTTTCTCGATCACCAGACCAAAGGCCAAGGCTTTTCTGAAGCAGATAAAGCGGGAACTGGAATCGAACACGGATTTAAAATGGTTGTTTCCAGATGTCTTGTATCAGGATCCGGAAAACGAAGCAGAGAAATGGTCAGAGGATGGAATAACAGTCAGAAGGAAATCAAATCCAAAAGAATGTACCCTGGAAGCTTATGGATTTGTCCAGGGTCTTCCGACTGGCTCACATTTCAGAATACGGGTATACGATGACGCAATCGATGAAAAGAATGTCACGAATTCAGACATCATCCAGAAAGCGATCACGGAATGGGAATTATCCCTCAATCTTGGCAGCGATGTTATTGTTCCTCGATACGGTATTGCAGACATTGAGAGGTACATCGGTACCCGGTACCATTACAACGATATTTACAACACGATCATCGAAAGGAAAGCGGCGAAAGTCCGGAAGCATCCTTGCACAGACAATGGAAAACCTGATGGGAAATCGGTTTACTTCCCTGAGAAACTATTGCGTAAAAAGCTTGGAAAGATGGGAAACTATACTGCAGGATGTCAGATGTTCTTAGACCCGAAAGCTGATGTTGTATTGGGGTTTGAAATAGAAAATCTCAGGTATTGGAACCCTGACCAGGTTAAGGCTAGAAAGATGAACAGATATATCCTGGTGGATCCGGCTTCTAAGAAAAAACCGACTTCTGATTTTACAACTATTCTGGTCATGGGATTGGCAGAAGACTACAATACCTACCTAATTGACGGTATTCGGGCGAGGTTAAGTCTGAAGGAACGTGCAGCAAGTCTGATAAAGTTCCATAGGTTATGGCGACCAAAGAAAACAGGATATGAAGAATACGGGATGCAAGCTGATATCGAATACATCAAGGAGAAGATGGAAGAGGAGACATATAATTTCGATATTAGTCCTCTAGGTGGAAATATCAGCAAGGAAGCAAGGATAGGCTGGTTGGCCCCGTTAACTGAAGAACATAAGTATTACATCCCAACGATATTGGGATTTGTTGATCATGAAGGGAAATCTCAGAACTTAACAACAATTCACGAACAGGAATTCAAAGACTTCCCCTTCGGAATGCATGATGACACGATTGATTGTGCATCAAGGATCAAAGACCCTAAGTTTGGGGCTGTTTACCCTGAATTAAAAGACCTGCATGAGTTGGCTGGAGAAAGGCATACATCAACGGCAAAAGGAACAGAATACAACGCTCTGGACATATAATGGAACTAAAAGACGCTCAGAAAGTCATGGATGCCCTGGTTGAGGAATATGATAACAACTGGCGGAATCACCATAAAGAGATCAATAAGTATTTATTTCCAAGGCGAGGCCGGTTCCTGGATACGGACAATGAGCACACTGAAGGAGACAAACGGTATAACGATATCCTCAATTCATACCCGGTTATCTGTAACAATATCCTTGCCGGCGGTCTTTATGACAATTTGACATCTCCAGCAAAAGAATACTTCCGGCTGACAACCAGGGATAATGAACTTGCAGACCTGGCAGATGTTAAGGAATGGTTGGATGAGATCAAAAAGAGAATGTATACGATTCTTGCCGCATCCAATTATTACTCATCGATCTATGAGATATTCACAGAGCTTGGGGCTTATTGTACTGCTTGCATGTATGTTGAAGAGGACTTCGAAAACGTGGTCTGGTTCACTCCCCTGACTATCGGGCAGTATTTTATTGGAGTAAACAGGAAGGGGATTGTAGACCGTGTGGGCAGGATATTCAGGCTGAGATCTGATGACATGGTTAATGAGTATGGAGAGGAAAACTGTTCAACAGCTGTGCAGAATGATTACAAAAGCGGGTATAAGAAGAAGAAGTTCGAGGTTTGCCATATCGTGTTCCCGAATACAGAATATCAAGAGGGATCGTTAAACGCTAAACGGAAGAAATACGCTTCAGTCACTTACGAGTATAAAGGTGGTGACGGTTCCAAGAAGATGCTCAGGAATAGCGGATATGACATGTTTCCTTATATTGTTTCCAGATGGGCAACAACAGGTGGTGAGCCATACGGAAGAGGGCCTGGTACTGATGCTTTAGCAGAAGTAAAAGGGCTGCAGAAACTTGAAGACAGAGGATACCGTTCATTGGATCGTTGGGTAAGACCAGCTTGGCAGGTTCCGACAGCTTTCACAGACAAAACGATTCATCTGCATCCTGACGCAATCAACTATTATGATGCCTCACAGGTAAGATCAGGGGCGACACCGATCAACCAGACTCAGCCAGCTTTCCGTGATATTGACGTGAAATCTCAGGCCGTAAAAGCGATCATTGATTACCATTTCTACAAACATATCTTCGCTGCATTAACGACTGACGAGCAAAGGAGTAAAACAGCTTATGAAGTAGCTAAAATAGAAGCAGAGAAGCTATCACAACTTGGTTCAATGGGTGGCAGGTTCGATACAGAACACATCGAGGCATTGATTGACCGGTTGTATTTCATCATGGATAGAAACAGGATGATCCCCCCTCCTCCCGAATCAATAGAAGAAGGAGCAGAGCTTGAGGTTGAACACATCAGTCCATTGGCTCAAGCCCAGAAAGCTTCAGGGGCAAAAGGGATTGAAGCAACAGCACAATTCATAGCGGCGTTGAGCCAACTTGATCCGAAGGCAAGGCATAAACTTGACGCCTTTGAATCAATCGATGAGTTCCATGAAATGATGGGTACTCCTGTCAACATCGTTAAATCAAACAAAGAAGCGAATGCATCCTATGATCTTGAACTTCAGGCCATCCAGAGACAGCAAGGTATGGAACAGGTAGAGAGGATGTCAAAGGCGGCAAAAACAATGTCAGAAACACCAACAGACAACAACGAGACTTTACTCAACCAGGTAAACAACCAACTAACGAATGAGCAGACGCAATAAAGAAGTCGCTATAAGAGATGAGGACTTTGATAAATATCTGGTATCTGATCTTGAGGAGATAGCAGGATTAAAGAGCGGTGCCGGGACAAGGTTCCTCAATTGGCTAATCGTGAATGTATGCGGCGTCTATGAACCAAATTTCAGGCCATCATCAGAGTTTCCATGGCTGGAAGGTCATAGAAACGTCGGGTTAAGAGTTTTACGCCCTTTAAAGAGGGCATTAGCAAGAGATCCAAATCGTCTTATGACAATAGAAGATCTCTGTATTTATCACAATATTATCGAGCAGGATACCGAACATGAGTGACGAAGAAGCCAAAACCCTTCCGGATCAAGACCAAGAATCCGATGTGGGCGAGGAGCAAGCGGAAGACGCTACTCAGTCAGATACTTCTAAAGAGGCAGCAGATTCAGGTAAAAAAACTGAAGAAGCGGCCAGTGAGACAAAAACCATCGTGGAACCGACCGTTCCAGACAAATATGAATTCAAAGTTCCGCATAACGTTAATCTTGACGCTAAAATGGTCAGGGACTTTGCTGCTTTTGCCAGGGAGAAGAAATTAACCCAGGAAGAGGCGCAAAAAGTTATCGACATGCAGGTTGAGGCATCCAAAGGCTTGTTCAAAGAACTGGAGAATCAGGAGAAACAGGTGCGCGGTGAAATGAAACAACGCATCAAAGAGGATCCGGTCTTGAGTAGGCAAGAAAACCTCGCCTTTGCCGCAAGAGCGATTGACGGTTACGGCTCAAAGATGCAAGCGGAAGAACGAAAAGAATTCAAGGAATGGCTGGATAATGGCCCCGGTGATTATCTACCACTTGCGAGGTTCCTGTATTTTATTGGCAAGGACATTTCAGACGACATCCTGGTTCTGGGAGATGAAGCACAGAACACAAAGGATAAGGGTGAAAAACAACTGAAAAGCATGTACCCGACATCCTTTAAGTAGTCGTCTCAAAACTTAAGGAGAAATTATGGCAACAGTTAATGATACATACATGGGGTTAGTAGATCGAGCGAACCTGCTTGATCCTGATGGTTCCGTGGCTATGGTAGCCAATGAGCTTGAGAAAGAAAGCCCCTTTATTCAAGATATGGTATTCCGGGAAGGGAACCTTGACACCGGTTTTAAGCATTCGGCGCTGGTTAGTCTTCCGTCCGTGACCTGGACACAGCTTTACCAAGGGGTAGCTCCCACGAAGGCAGCAAGGAAACAGGTGACTGATACTTGCGGTCTGGTAGAGGCACTGGCAGACATTGACGAACGCCTTTTGGAGTTGGGCGGAATTGAGGCAGCTCTTCGACATGAAGAAACCCAGGCTCACCTCCAAGCGATGTCAGAAGAGGTTGAAACCGGGATGTTCTATCACAATGAGAAAACAGACCCTGAAAAAATCACAGGTCTTGGCCCTCGGTATAATACCCTTCCCTCGTCTTGGGCACAGTTTTATCATTCAGATTACCGAGATCATGTAAAAGATGGTGCCGGTACTGGATCGGACAATACATCTATTTGGCTTGTTCATCATGGCCCGGAAGGTGTGTTTGGTATTTACCCGAAAGGTACACAATTGGGAATTCAGACAATCGACAGGGGATCTCAGAGGGTACTGGACGATTCCAGCAATCCTTATTATGTAAAAGAGATGCATCTGAAGTGGCAAACCGGCTTGGCCATCAAGAATTACCGGTCAGTTGTCAGGATTTGTAATATCGATTATTCCAATCTATCAACAACCGGCGATACCCTGGTTCCGTTGATGATTGACGCTTACCACCGCATGCCTGCCAAATTCCGGAGAAATGCGAAATGGTATGTCAATCCAGACATCGCTGCCTTCCTTCACCACCAAGCCAGGAACAAGACCAACATCAGTTTGATGCTGGGAGAGTTTGATGGAATGGAAATCGTGAAATGCTGTGGTGCACCAATTCGGGAAAGCAACGCCCTGTTGCTGACTGAATCAGCTATCACCACATAACCTGGTCTATTGTAACCGGGTAACTTTTTAACATAAGGAGAAACTTATGCGACTCAATAAAGAAGAAAGCTATTGGGAAGACAAGGCGATCACCACAGCAACCACCTACAACAGTGATACCGTTGATCATGGTGGGGCAGGGGTGGCACTGCATATGCCCATTTTCATTCAGGTGACACAGACGTTTGTCGGCGGAACCAACATGAAGGTTGCGCTTCAAACCGATAGCACCACAACCATTACTCCAGATGAGACATTGTTTACATCTGAAACCATCCTGACTGCCGCCTTGGTAGCTGGATACCGGTTCCGACTTTGCAATATTCCAGAAGGTATTCTGAGATATTCCAGGTTGGCCGCTACTTCTGTTGGCGTACATTCGGCTGGCAAAATCAGTGCGTATGTGGGATCAATCGTCAACACAAACAGACCGTAATCCGAAAGGATGAATAAATGCGGGGGCTAAGTCCCCGCTTTACGGAGGAAATATGTCAGAAAGACTTTTCAGATGGCGTCCAATAGTAAAATGCACCAGGAGCTTTCCACCTGGCTCAGAAAGCAAGCTTTGGAATCCAGAAGAAAATGAGATACTGGTAACTGCCAATGATCCAGAAGATAAGGCTCTTAAGCATTTCGAGTGTCTTGGAGAGGCGGATGCCATAGAAGAAGAACTTGTTCCAGTTGGCGATATTGAGAAAATGCTAACCAGCAAATCAGTTGAATCTGTAACCGTAAGGGAAAATATTGCCAAGAAAACCTATGGCATCGACAATTTCAATGAAGAAGAACGGGCTGAAATGATTCGCCGGAAAACAGATTCAATCGATAAAAAAGACAAGTCCTGTTGGTATAGAGGCGTTCCGACTGCCAGGGAATTGAGCGCGAGGCTCCCTTTTTCTCCAACTCATGAAGAAATAAAAAAAGCTCTGGGTAAATAATGCCAACAAAAACTGATGTGTGCAATATAGCTCTGGTCGTTCATCTTGGCGCCGATCCAATTACTTCTTTTGGGGAAACAGACACCAAGAACGGGCGTCTCTGCAACAGGGTTTACGAGTATATCTTGAGAGATATGCTTGAAGATCACCCATGGCAATTTGCGAAAAAGAGCGCTGCTTTGAATGTCCTGTCAGATGAAGATCCGGTGGAATGGGCTTATGCTTACAAGTGGCCCTCTGATTGCGTAATGCCTCGTGAGATTCAAAGGCCTTCACGATCAGCTGTCCCTACCAATTTTGAGATCATGGAAAACAGTGATGGGGATAGGATTATTTGCACAAACCAGCAAGACGCGGTCTTGATTTACACGGCGTATCTGGACAATCCGAATATGTATACAGCGAAGTTCAGAAAAGCCTTTTCCTTTGCTTTGGCAGTCGCAATGAGTCCTACAACTGCCCCTAAGCAAAAGATTGAAAAGCTGGAAGATATGGCTGATAAAGCGTTGTCGATGGCAAAATCAGCAGATACCCAAACAAAATCAGAAGACACCGAACCAGATTGTGAATTTATCACGGCCAGGATATGACGAAAAGGTTGCAAGCTTCATTTATATCTGGAGAGATAGGGCCAAGATTTCAGGGAAGAGTCGATCTTGATCTATTCTACCAGTCTGCTAAGACAATCAAAAACTGGATTATTTTGCCTGGTGGTGGCGTAGAAAACAGGGCAGGAACAAAGTATGTCGACAATGTCTGTGATTCTGACCAAAGGCTGGTTCTGTTCAGTACAGGCGGATCCAATTATATCTTTATTTTCTGCAATCTGAAAATATTCATCATCAAAGATGGTGCTGTTCTGCAGCAATACCTAACTGATTACTACATCACATCACCGTACACGACAGCAAATCTCTGGAAACTTAGTTTTGCACAGTCGGCAGATGCTTTGTATATAACATCAGAAGATTATCAGACCAGGAAGCTTACCAGAACAGCGGATACAAACTGGACTCTTGCGGTGGCGATGTCAGGTGAACAAGGGCCATGGAGGAAGCCTTATACTTTAGAATCAAAGACCATATCTCCCCAAACCAAAGCTTATTATGAAAACAATAACGGGCCAGACATAATCCTGGAAGAGTCAGGAGCTTCTCCATATCTATTGATCTCAGAAAATTACCTGAATTGTGGCCATCCGAGCGTAATAGACCAAACAGATATCCAATGGAAGGCATTGCAAAGAGGAGCGGCTGGTGGGGCAAATTACGCAACCTTTGAAATGCTGTATGGCCCTTTTGGGTATGCCTATAACAAGAATTTCAGGTTTAAATCCGGGATAGAAGAATGGGAAGACGCATCAACAGGAGATGCCAGCATAAGTTTTGCCACGAGCGGGAAGTTAGAGGCAAACAACGGAACAACACCACTATCTTATCAAATAGCTTCATGCACTAACGATACATCATTAGATGCATCAGGCCTATCTTCAACAACAACATATTATTTTATAATAAATACAGTAGAATACAGCATCACAACTGCCGCAGCTCTATTGCATGGGGATATCGCATCATTAATAAACACCGCTCTGAGCGGGCAAGGGTTTATATGTGAATATTCTGACGATGATAATGGGTACAAAATATCAATAATCACACCTGGTAAAAACTATAGTGTCTCTCTCGAGGCCGGAACCAGCGGAACAGATCTGTTTACTTCCATGACAAATTTTGACGGATATGACGATGCTGTTGCAGGTAATAGCGTTGTGTTAAGGCAGAATAATATCCCGATAGAGGCGGGGACAAACTTAGTCGCCTTCATCGCCTGGGAATATGATTCAACGCCAAGAGTTCCGCCAAAAGTTTTAGCTGATTATGATATAACGATCAGAGTAGGGACAACACCAGGAGCTTCTGACATCGGTTCCAGTAATGACATCTTTCACAATTTCAAGACTAATGCTCCATACGCCTGCATAACAATGGAATATGCTAACTACTATGAAGATGAAAAAATTTACTTAAACATTTTTGCGGTGACAGAAAGAGATCCAGCTTTTTCGACAAGGCATTGGAGAGTCCCGCTCGGTGATAAATCAGGCGAGTATTCAAAAGCTGTTTCTATCTATAACCAGAGGTTGGTTCTTGCAGGGAGTTCAGACTATCCGCATCGAGTAGACCATTCGAAGATCACCGATATAACAAACTTCAATTTCGATTCACCAACGCAAGATGATGACGCTTTCAATTATGACATCGATTCCAGAAAACCGCATGACATAAGGTGGTTGTCAGAGTTGAATGGACTAGCTCTCGGAACATCTAACGGGATATTTAAAATAACGGGCACACAGAATACAATTGTCGCTCCAGGAGATGTTTTTGTAGACCAAAGATCAGATATTGGCTGCGCGGCAATTCCACCGGAAAAAGTAGCGAATAACTTGCTTGTGGTGAGGAAAGGCGGGAAAGATATTTACCAGATCAAAGATAATTCAGATTTCGGGTTCCTTGAAACGCAGTTGAACTACATCTCTGAGCATTTATTCGAAGGAACAACGATCAAAGACTGGGCTTACCAGACTAATCCCTACAAGATGCTCTGGGTTGTTTTATCGAGCGGGACGTTGTTGGGTTGTCTTTATATTCCAGACCAGCAAGTTTCTGCCTGGCAGCAATTCGAGACAGACGGACAATTCACTGCAGTTGAGATGTTCCCTGGTGAAGATATAGATACCATGTATTTTGTTGTTAAGCGCACCATAAACGGTTCAGACAAGTATTATATTGAGATCCTGATGCCAAGAATCGATGACGAAGACACTTATGATTTCTTCTTTGTGGACAGCGGAGTTGAATATGTTTCACCGGGTACGGCTACCTTAACTGGTCTTGATCATCTGGAAGGTGAATCAGTCTATGCCGTTTGCGATGGTGCCGTAAAAGGGCCTTATGCCGTATCAAGTGGGGCGATCACTGTGAATGCTTCGACCTATTCTGTTATTAAAGTGGGGCTGAAGTATAATTCAGATCTTGAATGCTTGGATTTATCACGGGAACCTGGAGAGAAAAAGCGAATTCAGGATATGTTAATCCATGTTTATAAGACACGGAACCTGAAAGCTGGAAAGAATTCAAGCAATTTAGATTTGGTTCAGTTCAGGGATGCTGGACTTGGTGGTAATCCACCTGATTTGTTTACTGGCTACAAACGAGCGGAATTCGATTATGAAGATGAGAGAATAGCCACCAGTTTTTTCCGTAATGACGAACCAGTTCCTTGCACAATATTATCAATTGTCCCGGATTACGGGCATGATTAGGGAGAATTTATGGGATGGCCTGCAGTTGTCGGTGCAGTAATAGCCGCAATAAAATTAGGGACTGATCTATATAGCATGTACACCAACGCACAGGCTATACAAAATGAAAAAGATGCTGCCATAGGAGACGCTTATTTCCAAGCAGGTCAAGCTGAAAAAGCAGCTAAAGAGATCGGGGTTATCGGGGTAAAAAAAGAGAAGTCCTTACAGTCAGAAGGTCAGCAATTCATTGGAGAGCAGAAGTCATCAGCTTCCGGAACTGGTGTCAGGTTGGATACTGGCACATCAGCTGACATCATTCAGGATTCAGAAAGGTCAGTTGAGGCCGATGTCAATGAATTAAGAAATATCTATGCCAATGAACGCAACCGATTGTTAAGGGAAGCAAGGTATATGAGAAAGACAGGACGTGCTCTTGGCAAACAATATGATGCGAAAGCTTTGGCAAGCAATATCCAAGGAACAGGGTCAGTTTTAAATTCAGCGGCTACTTTAGCTGACCGTTGGGACAAATACCAAAACGCGAGTTAAATCATGCCTATTCAGGTAAGAAAAAGACAAGTAGAACCAGTCCCAACTACCAGGGAGCAAAGACCGAAACAGGACTTTTCCGGGGATAGGGCTTTAGCTGCCAGCATATCAAATTTTGGTCAGCAGTTGGTTCAGGCCGGGGGCATCTTTGAGGATATCCAGGATAGGAATGATACTGCAGCGGTTAAGTCTGCTCAGAATACCATCAGGAAAACATTGATGGAGAGGCTTGTTGAGGCTCGTAATATAAAAGGCAAACAGGCTGTTGGGGTCACGGAATCTTATACCGATTACGCAAAGAATCAGTTTGAATCGGCTCTATCTTCTCTGGAGAATCCGAGACAGCAAAGAATGTTCCGGATGGAGATGGCCCCGGTGATGAATAACATCGAAATCGATATGTACGCCCATGAACAAGGAGAGATCAGAAATTGGGCAAAGCAAGAGACACTGGCCAAAAGGGACAACGCTATTCAGTCGGCATCTATCAATAAGTACGATCCGACTCAGAGAAGCACAGACATCCAGGAAGCAGTCAATGAAACCAGGGAAGCATATGCTGAGTTGGGAGAGGACGTTGTTAAGCGCGAAGTCAAAAACACCCTGACAGCAGCTCACACTGCGATGATTGACTCTTTTTTGAAGGATAAAGAACGCGATAACCGGGTTGAACTTGCCAGTGCTTATTTCGATAATCACAAGGAACAAATCAATGCCGATGTCAGGAATTCTCTGAAGGATAGAATCAACCGGGAAAAAGACACACAGAGATATCAAAACAAGGCAGATGACATCTATGTAAAGAATGATACATACGAAGGACGGCTTGAGGCGGCAAGAAAGATCGATAGTGCCGAAGAACGGCAAGCCGTTTTGACTCTGCTTGATAACATGAAAGTAAGAGATGAAAACGCAAAAAAACTCAGGCTGAATAACGCCCTCAATACCGCAACAAATGAGATGGAGACAGCTGTCCAGAATGATCCGAATTGGAGAAATGCGATCTTTGCCATTGCCAATAAATCAGATCCTGAAGTGAGGCCGACTCTCCTTAAAACGGCGAGGTCTTACATCAAAGGCGAGGGAGAGATAAAGACAGACCCAAGGGAATACCAGAGGATTAAGTCTTTATCTCATGAAGAGTTCGTTTCTGAAAACATCGCTGTCAATCCTTTGATATCTCTCACAGACAAAAAACGGTTAATTGACGATCAGAACAAAGAGCGAGAGACAGGAAAATTTACCAGGTCAAGAACGACAACAGCGAAAATAAAAGAAGCAGCTGAACAGGTCGGAATTAATAAACCACGGAACGCATCTGAATCTAGACAGCAGGAATACAATGCTCAATTTGCCGATTTTGCCAATGAGGTAGAGCAAGAGATCAATAACCTAGAAGAGTCTACCGGTAAAAAGATCACTCCTGAAGAAGAGAACAAGATCATCAATAAAAAGGTAATCGAGAAGAAGCTCGGGAAGAGAGGAGAGATTGCAAACGCTGGAATCTTCAATATTGGCAGAGGAAGCAATCTTTCATACGAGCAGGCAGTCGAGAAAGGTGAAGCCAATACCTGGTTGCCATTTGTTGATGATGAGGAATTAAAGCAGGAAATAACAGATAAATTGATCCAGGATGGCAATTATAAAGTGAACGATACAACGATCAGGCTTTATGCCAGGGTTTATTATATGGGCCTTCCTCCAACATCAGAACTATATGCCGAAGCTCAAAAATTTCGCAATAAAGCGGTAGCAATTAATGAATGATATTTTCTCACCACTGGAAGCAGAGAAAAAGAAAGAGAACCAGGATATTTTTGCCGTATCCGGTGCCGATTCCAATATTGAGATAGCGTCAACACAGAATCCGGAAGCGGAGGCGTTTAATCAGAAATTATCCAGGGAATCTGGGTTACCTCTATCGACTGTTCGAGAAGATCCTGAATTAGTCAGGGCGAAAACCAACAAGATTAAATCTGCCAAAATCCTGTCAGATAATCCCAAAACATCTGAATACATGTCTGACTTTACCAATGCTCTTGTCAGTCATGATGACGTTGAAAAGCTTGCCGAAGTAGAAAGGGAATGGAAAAAGAAACATCCTTCTCTGACTGCAGGGAGGCTTTTTGGTGGTTTCTTCGCTGAATTAAAGAAGTCTGTTTCCAGTTTCGCAGCTGGAAATGTTATGGCCATAGAGGGATTAAATCTTGAGGACATTACTCAGGTAAAAGATTACATTAAAAGCGCTCCCCTGATTGAACGCGCGGAATTATTAAAAGCAGTTGAGGAAAACAAAAAGTCTGGATTACCACAAGATCAGGCAGAAACGAAAGCTCTCAGCGATTTCATAGAGCCGAGAAGGAAGTTTTGGACAGACGTAAAAGACAATCCAAGCCTTCAATTGCCAGAAGAATATGAACAATCAAGCACAGGATTTGTCGAAGATGTTTTCAGGGGATTTGGCGGTTCTGTTGTCGGGATGGCTTCAACAGCAGCGGTTGGCCCCCTCGGAATGCTTGGCATGTATCGTCAGATAGCCGGTCAGAAATATGAAGACTTGCAACGTCAAGGGGTTGATAAGGACAGAGCGAGAAGAGCAGCTGTCATGTCTGCCATGGGACAAACACCGCTTGAATATGCCGGTAACCTGATTAGTATTGGTGCCTTCAAAAAAATGGTTAAGCCCGGCAAGGCAGTAGATTTTTTGGCTTCGCTTTTAGAAACATCGACGGCGGAAGGTCTTGAAGAATACTTGCAATCGTATCCTGATGAGTTTGCCGATGTTTACGCCAAGAATCCAGGTCTGGATACGCCTGAACTATTGAATAAGTATTATCAGAGAATAACAAGCGAAGAATTCCAGTCAAATGCTTTGTATTCTGCAGCAATAGGCGGAACAATTGGGGCCTTGTTTCCGATCTCTGGTGCTTCTGTGAATCTCTCAAAGAGCGTCTTTAATATCCAGGCAAAAAAGGTAGAGTCAGAGGCGTTTGCCGATAAGATACAGAGGATTGGCGATAAGATAGACCAGACGAAAACCAAGGCGAGACAATCCATCAACACATTAAAGTTTCTCAGAAATCTTGGAGTTGATCGATACGCCTATCTCTCCCAGGAAGGAATCGAAAAACTTTATCAGGGAGACAAGGAACAGGCCGATTCCATTCTTGATGAAATAAGGGCTGAGTCTGAAACAACTGATTCGTCAGATTTGAAGATCGACGTTCACAAATTGATCAACCTCGATGAAGGTGCGAGGAATCAATTATTGAACGACATCAAGGCAACCCTGGATGGTTACACAAAGAATGATCTGAAAGGGCTTGATGTTGAGACTGAGATCAAAAAGCAGCGGGATTTTTACCAGGAATACCAGGACTCAGAAAAGACATACCAGGGGGAGATCAACAGGGTAAAATCAGAGGCGAAAAAGGCAGGAGTTCCCCAAGGGGAAACAGACGCTTTTGCTACTTTGGTTGATCGTTTCGCAAACAGAATGGGCCTGGAGGGACTTAATAAGACCGAATTTGTCAAAAAGCTCACGATCAATCGCCCCGGTTCAATGGCAGAGATTAAGCGGGTATTGAATGAGGGATTAGGTCAAGAGATCGATACCAAGGCGGAGAACTTTAAAAAATGGTTTGGAGATTCCAGGGTTGTTGATGAATCTGGCCAGCCTTTGGTTGTTTATCATGGGACAACACATAGTTTCGATGAATTCATAAAGGATAAAGGGAACCCAGAGAATGATTTGGGGCTAGGCTTTTACTTCACTAATAACCAGAGTGATGTTGCTGCTAATTATGCTGGTGAAGGGCCTGATCTAACAGGAAGAATAGAGCTAAGAGCAGAGCGGATAGAGCAGGAAGAAGAAATTGATTACGAAGAAGCTTTAAAAAAAGCGAGAGAAGAGCTTTCTGGTGGATCCCCTAATGTCATTCCTGCTTATGTGTCTTTCAAAAATCCTGTGATTATTGGTGGGGAAAACGAAACGACATTCTCCATAGAGCAAGTTTACGAGACGGAACCTTTTATTGAAGAAGCTACAGCAGAAATAGAACAAGATTATCCTGATGTCAGTGAAGAAGAAAAGCAGGATTTAATTGATGAAAGAACAAGAGAGATGGCAATTGACAATGGCTATATTGATGAACAAGGATCTCTCCTAGAGTTTTTTGATGCTCTAAGGTCTGTCAGTTATGAGTTTGAAGAAGTTGACATCCAACCTGCCATAGATTCCGTCATGACTGTTGCTGATTATGGCGTGAGTGAAATAACTGCGAGATCACTTGTAGAAACATTAAAAAACAATGAAGGGTTGCAATATGCAACTGATGAAAATGGAAATCTTGCATCAGGAGAACTAATCAGACGAGCTTTTGAAGAAGCAGGATATGATGGTATAATCGATAACACGGTAGACGAAAAGTTTGGAAGCCAAAGAAAAACTGGGAAGTCAATGGAAGGGGTAACACCAGGGACTACCCATTTTATTGCCTTCAACCCAACCCAAATCAAATCAGTCTTCAACCGTGGCACATTTGACCCAAAAAATCCCAACATCCTTTTCCAGGCCGTCGAAAAGTTAAAAACATTTTGGCAATCAGGAGAACAAGAAAAATATGATACTGGATTCCCTATAACCCATGGTTCTAACGAGAAAATAACAGAGATAAAAAAAGATGGGTTATTTGATGGTATATTTGGAAGCGCTGGAGAAATGTCAAACCAGGGCGGTGAAATACAAAATACTTTTTATCCAAGAAAGGGGAAGGTCGCTAAAAGAGGCGATGTAAGTTTTGATTATGATAAAACGGTTGATTATTTAAAAAAAGAATTTCCAGACGCTGATGAACAAAAGATAGAGCAAATTTATGATCTAACGGCAGATGATAAAAATATTTTTGAATATGGAGATAATCCGTTTTTAGAATATGGATATGAAGATTTGGGGGAAGCTAGTTGGTACGCTCAAAAAATAAGGGGACAAATTGCCGTAAATCAAGGGTTCGATGCTGTTGCTATGAGCGATGAGTTTGGGACAAGTTATTTAATACCCTTTGGCAGCAAGGTAAAAACGCTTGAACAAATAAAAACATTCCTACAACCAGGGAAGCAAAAACGTGGCGCTGTCCTAATCTCTGGTGATCGATATGCCATTGAATTGATGCAATCAGACAAGTCAACGCTGTTTCATGAGCTCGGTCATGTGTTCCTGGCAGAAATGAAACAGATTGCAGATTCCGGGTCTGCTTCGAATGATTTCCTGAATGATTATCAAACTCTATCAACTTATCTGAATGTATCGCCTGATGGAGAGATAGACGTAGCGGCACAGGAAAAGTTTGCTGGCTCTTTCGAGAGATACCTGCTTGATGGGGAGGCTCCGACAGCTGATCTACGCTCAGTATTCAGAAGAATCAAAGAATGGATGATGTCAGTTTACCGGACAATTTCTTCATCCAATATTCCAGCCCAAATCCCCGATGAGATCCGGGAAGTCATGAACAATCTATTCACGGTCAAACAGTTGTCAGAAGAGGCTATGATCGAGAATAACATGACGACTCTCAGCAATGAGGAAGCCAGGAAGCTCGGCGTGACTCAGGATGATAAACGAGCGATGTCTGACCTTCTCAAAAAAGCTCAAGCGGAAGCTGAAGACGAATATCACAGCGATCTAAGAAAGTTCCAGGCGCAATGGCGGAAACAGGCGGCAAGAGAGTTTGAAGGTTCACAGACTGGAAGGGCAATCAAATTTTTGCGGGAAGGAGCGGCTTTAGATCTGGATGAGGTCAGGGAAGTGCACGGCGATGAAGTAGCCGATAGCTTGCGCAAAAAACGCCTGGCTAAGAAAAACGGCATGAGCGTTCTGGTGGCCACGGAGCAAACCGGGTATAAATCAGAGCAAGAACTAATCACGGCCTTGCTGACATCTCCTTCAAAGACAGATTTTATTAAACAGAGCGTTGAATCCAATACAACTGACTGGTTTAATCGTTTCAAACCAGAAGAGTATATCAATTCGACAAAACCGTTCAGCGATTACATGGATATAAAAAACCGGTATATCAACAGGGCAGGCGGAAAACCGGTGGAAAAGTTGGGGATGGCTGAATTTGCAAAAGAGAAACTGGGTTCAATGCCGGTAAGAGATGCCATCAATACCAGGCGATTCATGTCTGATTTTAAGCGGCACACTGATAAAGAGAGATCTTCGATAAGACTCGGAAAGAAAAAAGAAGCGGCTGATGCAAATTACCTGGCAAGAATGGCTCATGCCATGGCCAAGCAATCGATGACCATGCGAAAGGAAGTTGAGAAGCTACAACGCAAAGTCAAAGGGCTGAGCAATTCAACGGCATTAACTCAGGATACTTTAAACCAGGTGCGTGACTTAGCGGCAAGATTCGGATTGATCCGGGCAGATGGCAAGAAGCTACTGCCTGAAGATATCCAATCCGCATTATCACAAATGGATCCGGAAGCGGCCGGCGAGTTTAAGGCAAGATATTTCAACGCAAATGATTTACAGATGTCAGTGGCAGCTGTCAGGAATCAAGTATCAGAAAGAGACAGGCAGACTCTTGAATCATGGGCTAATTCCAAAGATGGGTATGAAATAGACCTGGCTGACTTTATCAGAAATCCTTCTTTCATGAAGGATTATAAAGACCTTCCTTTTGCCGACTTCCAGGAACTATCTGATACTTTCTTCATTATCAATCACGTTGATCGAGAAGAGAGATATTTTACTGCTCTCGGTGAACGTATCAGGATTAAAGAGATTACAGACAAATTGCTTTCCCGTGTCGAAAAAACTCAGAAGATTAAAGGAATTGATTTTGAGCGGAATAACGTCAAGGAATTCTTGGGGAATGGGGTTGCTGTCCATACCAAGATGGAAACCCTTTTCAGGAAACTTGATGGAGAAGTAACTGGAGATTGGTATCATTATCTATTCGAGCCAATAGCTGAAGCTGAACATGCCAGGGATGACAGGCTGAAAGTTGAAGCAAAGGCCATGAGGGAGATTTTCAAGGGAATCAAAGACCCAAATAAGCGAGTATATGTCGAATCTCTTCCGAAAGAATTCAGCAACATGAGAAGGCAACAGGCTATCTCAGCGGCTTTGAATACCGGGAACTCGGACAATAAAGCTAAACTGATTGAAGGATATGGCTGGTCAGAACAGCAATTAGAAGACCTCCTTGACACATTGACCAAGGAAGACTGGGATACTGTGCAAAAGATCTGGGATTACATCGAAACATTCAAGGATGATCTTTTCTCAGTCGAAAAGGATATTAAGGGCCGGACTCCCAAGGAGATCAAAGCAGAGGCAGTACAGACTAAATTCGGAGAATATAAAGGCGGTTATTACCCAATTTTATATGATAGAAGGCTGTCCTGGTCATCTTTCAAACACGGTCAATTGGATGATATTAAATCGCTATTTAAACGCACATACGCGACCTCAAACACAAGAGCAGGATCTTTGAAGGAAAGAGTAGCTTCAGCAGGAGATAAGAAGATCAAGCTTGATCTGACCGTTATATCTGACCACGTTTTTGAGGTAGTACATGACATCACACACAGGAAAGCGGTTCTGAATGTTGCTAAGCTGATAAGAAATAAAGACGTTCAAACAGCGTTGACCAACACCATCGGGGTTAATTTACAATCTCAAATGCATAGTTGGCTGGAGGATGTGGCTAAGGAACAGGCTAACGCTTCCGACGTTTACCACAAACTTTTCAGATGGGCCAGGACTTCAACATCATTAATGTCCATGGGGTTAAAGTTCACCACCATGGCTCAGCAGTTTGTCGGGTATACTCAAACCATTGACGAGCTAGGAATGGTTCAGTCTGCAAAAGGTCTGAAGATGTTCTATGGAATAGGGAATGATTATGCGAAAATTGGGGACAGGATAGAATTTGCAAGAACAAGCTCTGGATTCATGAGAAACAGGATGCAATCGTTTGATCGTGACATCCGGGATATTACCAAATTTGGTGGGAAGATCGATAAAAAAGGCATCAACAAAATAGCTTTTGCCGGAATTGGGTTCATGCAGATGGGGGTTGACCTTCCAACCTGGTACGCAGGATATGACAAGGCTCTTAAAGATGGGAAATCGCACGAACAGGCAGTACAATTCGCTGACTCTATCGTAAGACAGACACAAGGAGCAGGCGGGACAAAAGACCTGGCTAAGATACAAAGAGGAGACGAAGCGATCCGCCTTTTTACGATGTTTTACAGTTATTTTAATACCCTATTCAATCTTGGTTCTCTCAGGGTTTCTCAGATTAAACAGGCAAGACTTGGGGGAAAAGTGGCAATAGCGGCGTCTGCTGCTGTCTGGTTGTGGTTTGTACCATCTCTTTTATCCGAAATGGTATCAGGAAGAGGCCCGGAAGATGATGAAGAATGGTGGGACTGGGCATTCCCCCAACTGGCAAACTATCCGTTTCAAACTGTGATAGGAGTTCGTGAAGTAGCAAACTACGCCTTTTCCGGATGGGATTATTCAGCAACACCAGCAGAGGCAGCGCCGAAATCAGTGGCAGACTTTTTGACGACATGGGAAAGAGTGATAAAAGACGAAAAAGATATCAAGGAAGGCGTTGAGCAAACAGCAGAAACAGCCGGGTATATCTTCGGACTTCCATTAAAACAGATCATTATTTTACTTGGGAACCTTTACGACTATTCAACCGGGGATAATCCCGATTTCGACTATCAAGACTTCATGAGGAGGAACAGATCATGACACTAGCCACCAATGACAGAAGAACTCCACCTCAAGCCGGGAATGGATCAAACAAGGATTTCGATTTCGATTTCCCGATTGAAACTGAAGATGAATTGATAGTAGTCCTTACTGACTCTAGTGATGTAGAAACAACACAGACTCTCAATGTTGATTATACCGTCTCGTTTACGCCTGATGATGAGGATGGCGGAACTATCACTATGACAACTGCTCCCGATAGTAATTCGACAATAACGATGGGGGCCGAATCTGCTTTAACTCAAGAAACAGATCTCAAAAATCAAGATGGGTACAATGAAGAAAGCATCGAAGATCAATTCGATAGGCACACAAGGCTTATACAGGAGTTAAAAGAAGCCATAGGAAGGTCCGTAAAATCCTCATTGGCAACTGGGAATACGTCTTTAACGATAGATAATATCGAAGCTTATTGCCAATCACAAGTAAATCTAAAATACGCCTCTGAGGGGTATGCCCCCGTCCCGATAACAACAATGTCAGCATTGTTGGCGCTTGATAAATCTGACTTAAAAACAAATATGATTGCCATTCTTACCGGATTTTATACCCCCGGTGATGGTGGTGGTGGGGTATTTAGATGGAACTCTTCTGGTGACGCTTCTACTCATAATGGAGGAACTATAATTGACCATGATATCGGTGTATCTCCAGGTGGTGCTGGGTGGTGGACAGCCTCAACAGGAACAGGAATATGGGAAAGAATATATGATACAGCAGTAAATACAAAATGGTTTGGAGCAAAATGCGACGGGGTGACGAATGACACATCACCAAATCAGGCAGCATTAGACACTTTAGAAGATGTAATTTTTGATGGTGACACTGTTATGTCACTGATGAAAATTTATCGTGACACAGCACTTCAAGGAATCAATAACGCTTCTATAACAGTCACAGGGGACTCAGAAACGTCTTTTATTCAACTTGGAGCAGATACCACTTTTAATGATTTTTCAATGAAAAACATCAAAATACTTAACAACGCGAATAATACGGGGTGTATTCTTGTTGATTTTTCCGGGTCACAGGTTGGCGATGCGAGAGGAATCACTAATGTTGTTTTAGAAAATTGCTGGTTCAATAATACAGCGTCTACAGATAATATCATAGAAATTTGGAATTTTTATAAAGACGTTGCCATTAGGGATTGTAAATTTATTGGTGTCAAAGATAATGTATGGGCAGACACATCTGATCCTAACTCACAGAGCTGCATTATTATATACGCAAATGGGGCTGAGCAGGTAGAGATCCCGAAAGATACCCGCATGGAAATTGATAACTGTAAATTTGAAAACGGTGGGTATGCATACAGAAATTATGGGTCAACATTAGGCAGTAGAAATGTGTCAATAAATAATTGCACGTTTTATGGGCAAAACATTTCCGGGATAATGGGATACCATGCGGCTAACACTGTCATTAGTGGCAATATCTTTTATGACATCTCAGCTCCGTCCAGGTCAAACAATGACGGTGCTGTGTGTTGGATAGACACAGCGACAAATGACGATACATATAGGAACGGTATTGTGTTTTCTGGAAATACGATAAAAAATTGCATTGGGAATGGATTGTATTGTGAAGACCCGTTTACTGCCAGAGTTTATGGCAACCTTATTATAGGAATGAAAAAGCGTACAGGTGACACCTACCAAGTTACGATAGGGACCGCAACTCATTCATCTGATGGGGGAAATGGTATACTTATTGGGTCACAAGCAGTTGGTTTTGCTGTCGATAATAACGTAGTTAGAGAATGTGAATCCGCCGGAATCCTGATAAGTGGGGCGCTTGGTGTTTATGGCGCAGTCGGATCGTATGGGAGGATGTCAAATGTCAGAATCACAAACAACACTATTTACCAAAATGAAGAAGATGGGATACTGGTTGACACAAGATATGAAACTGGACTTATATCTGGAAATACAATTGTCAGAAATTGTGGGTCCGACACAACATATGCCGGTATTAGATTCTTAATAACAGAAAACGCTGCCATTAGCCCGAATAGAGTTGTTATTGATTCAAATAATTTTTATGATTCCGCTGATGATACCCCAGACACTCTACAGTTGAACTGTATAATTTTTGACGATACGTATGAAACTTATAACGCAATGACATGCACAATAGTAAATAATATGTTTTATCTCGATGGTACTGACGGGAATATATATATTTACGCTTTGGGCATAAACGGGTCAATAACAGGGAATACATTCATAGGATTAGCAACTTCAACAGCTAATGTATTACTTGGTTCAACTGGAAATGAAGGTTGTCATTTAGGGAAAAATTTCGGGCTGAATTCTTCTTCTCCTCTGCGTTTATCATCGGTAGATGATGGGGACGCAATAACATGGGATGTTGAATTATATGATGATGCTTGGAATGTTGAGTGGAATGTTGAGGGGACAACACCATATTTAGTATCATTTAGCAGCCTGACATCAACAGGTGCAACAATACATATAAAATCTCATGATAACACACCAGGGTCTTCTGTTGAGATAAATGGAACCGCATTTGTCAGATTGTTTAATGGAGGGTAGTTAAATATAATATAAACAGTTAAATTATTGCTGATAGAACAGAAAAGGTTGGCGCTTCTGGTGCTTTTTAGAAAGCATGTATCTTTAAAGGTATTTGTAATCAATAACACCATGCCCAATTTTAATGGTGTTATCTTGCCATACCTCAAAGCCGCCTTGAATGGCTTTTTTTGTAAAATACTGGTCTTCACCAAACTCCTGGTTGTTTTCGTCATATCCTGAAAGGAACCAGGGGAATTCTATTTTGTCAAAGGCAGACATTTTTATCAGCATGCAACCGGTAGCTGCCCAGGGAAGCCTAACCAGATCACCGGATTCCCCTTCCAATGGTTTTGGGTTCACCGCAGGATATGGTTTTGTTCTTTTCGGATAATCAGCAACAACGATGTCTTTTCTATGAGAAAATAGCTTAAGCAGGGCCAGGCGATCTATTTCTTCATCGCTGTCCAGCATCAGGATATAATCTGCTGACATTTTCCTGGCGTCATATACCATTCTATTGCGGTTAAAAGAGATTGTTGGGCTATCCTGACCAATGACCTGCATATCGATCCATTTGAAAGACCAGACCAGCATATTAGCAAAGGAGATGGCGAAATTACGATAGACGAAATCTTTTGCCGGAATCCCGATCGCAATCATCGGTCTTTTAATCTTCCTGATGGTATCGTTTCTTTTCTTGGCGAATTTTTCTTCAGCTCTTTTTTGTTGTCTATTCATATCTTCCAGCAAGCCCTGTGAAAGTTGTTTGTTTCTTCGGTGTGCCACCGTATAGAATATCATAAGAATTTAACAATAAAATAAATTCTTCTTGCTTTTCGTTAGGCAAGGAATACCAAAATGAGAATATGTCAAGTCTTCTTGTTCTCAATTTAAAGCTATCAAGTATTTTTTGCCTATTCATCCCAAATTATCCTAAAATGGTTGTTTATTTGCTGCATGGGTAAGCGAATCACCTGACCAGCTTTAATGAAGCCGGCATCAGTTGGCGTCGAATTAATACAGAGACAATCAACAGCGGTTGACCAGTCTTTTTCTGGGTTATCTTTTACCTCGAAATATTCAGTCATCAGTCGGGCGCGATTACTGTTTGGATTTTTCCACTCATAAAGCCCGTCTTTATTGACCTCAAGCTCTTTGTCGGGGTTGAAGTCAACCATGATTGTATGCCTGGCGCCGTACCTTTTGGCGGTCAATGTCGTGTGGAACTGGAACTCAACATTCTGCCTGACGAAAATAGGCTTGATGACTTCCATGCGGTCTGTGTATTCAATGATTCTATCATGCATCGGCCTGGAGGTAGGGACTTTTTTATATTGAACTGGAACTTGGCCCCTTGCCCTTCCGGTTATTCCGTCAAATAAGATTGAATCGTTTGACCCAAGGACATAAGAATCAAATTGTCCGATATCCCAAAACTTCTTTCTGCCAGCCCATGCTCCACCGGGGGATCCTGATAACAGCCCTTGCTTCAAAAACATGTACATGCAGGACTTATTGACGATATCTCTTATCTTATCTCCTCTATCGTCTTTGAAGACTGAAGCTGATTCCATGAAGCATTGAGCAAGGTCAAATTCTTCCAGTGTGGTAATGATCCTTTGCGGCCAGAATCTATCAGGGAATAGGATATCTGCATCAAAAGCAGCAACAACTTCATAATCTTCGGCAAGTTCCCGGCAAACGATATTATTCATCCGCTCTTTGTGAAAGAATACTGATTCAGCTTCCAGGTAGATATGTTTTACTTCTTTCGGGGTATATTTGGCATTTCCTTTTTTATTGTGGTGTTTATATTTAACCTCAACCACGAAGATATCAGGCCACGCTTGGTAAAGAGATTTGACCGTCGTTATTAGATTCTTTCTGGTCAAGTCATTGTCAAAGGGGTTGAAGAACGCCACGACAACAGCAAGTTTTTTCACTTATACCCCCATTTATTCAGCATTGTTTTGAATTCTTCACACATCGGCATATCCGGCAATTCATCTTTCCATGCTCCCATGTGGACAGGATGGTAATTGTGATTTGATATGTTAATCTTTCCCAGGCCGAGGAACCTTCCCAATTTTTCAGAGGAGCCTTCCGGATCCATGACCATTTCCTCATATTTTGCCAGGAAAGTTCTTTTACGAAATCCAAATAAAGCCCCTTCCATATGCTTGACTTGCCTGACCCAAAACCTTTGGGCTTCAATTGGATTCCCGAATGTAAATCCTTTTCTGACTCCTTTATTCCATAAGCGAAGCATAGAGGCTACCACGTCTCTACCATCCCTCAGGCAAAAAATAAACTTCATCGATGGGAATTGTTTGGCCATATCTGCTGCGTGATAGATATAGCTTCTAGGCATCTTGTCGCCATAGATATCAAACTCTCTCACGGACTCCACATAATCCATGTACGATTTCCCAGTCTGCCCGATTTGAGGCGGATTGATACCATACCGTTTGACTTTTAGCAGTTTATCCCTGGACTTCTTAAACCGCTCATCGATAATACCGCCCAAGGTGATAGGTTTATCCCAATGGTCGAATATTTTGAATTCACGGCCGATGAATATTCTATCATCCATGTTCAAAAAATCTGTCAATGCCGTTGTCCCTGATCGTGGGCAACCGCCTATGGCTAGGTAATTTCTCATTTATTTTCCAATTGTCGTTTTTTCTCTTCAAGGCTTTCGACTATCTCTTTCAATCCAGACAGCGGGTATTTCATGAAATATTTCATGTCATGAATCCCACCATGGAAGAACTTGCTGAGATAGCGAAACCTGGTGATTAAATGGAGTTGAGAAACTTCTGCCCAGTAATCAGGTTTTTCGGGAAAGAATCTGCTTGGCCAAAATGACCAGTCTTTTGTCTGGGCAAGTTCTGTTCTTCCTTCGTCATCCGATAGGCATCTTGACCAATAATCAGGGCCATCTGTCGTGATTGGTCTTAGCCAGTTCTTTTTCCTCATAACTGATATAATAGGGATTCCTTGATCATGGCAAGCAATCGCAAGTTTCAGATCGCATTTCACAGAACCGTTGAAGCGATCATATGTCATATTCCGGAAAGTGTCTTTATGAAATGCAACTGTTCCAGTCCCGGGCAGATTTACAAGATGGTCTTTCTCTGTTCCTTCCCGGGAAGAGTACGAGTTAATTCTTTCGTAATACCAGTCGGGATGCGGGGGGAATGTTGAGCCATGGACACACATCACCGCCTTCCTTTTGTACTTTTCTATTTTGGCAATCATCACTTTGACATAATCTTTCGGATAGATGAAATCGTCATCGATAGAGAAGTAATAATCGTATGGTTTATCCAGGAATTTGAATTTTCCATTGGCCCCGAGGTTATCACCAAACTTAAAAGTAAGTTTCTCTCTGGAAAGTTTGTGTAGTGTTTTAAGAGAATGACAATTATTAAAATAAATAAAGAGCTTGTCAACCTGGGGGATAATACTGTCGATTACACTATTTAATGTTTCGGCCCTTTCGGGTATTGTCGCCATGCCAGCTATTATCATTTCTTTACCGTCAAAATAGCGTTATAAACAACAGTGTTTTCAGGCCCACGGACAATC